GCTTCGATCTTCCTAAAGTTGCATCGGAAGAGGGGTGCCTGTCATTACCTGATATATACTGTGGGGTGGAACGCTATTCTCAAATTGAAGTTAGTGATGATGTTATGGGGCATTGTGTGTTGACAAAGGATGATGCCAGAGTATATCAGCACGAGTTCGACCATACAAATGGTGTGTTGATTATAGATATTGGCACTGTCATTCCTGATCGTAAAATAGGGCGGAATGAAAAATGCTATTGTGGCTCAAATAAGAAATTTAAGAAGTGCCACGGTAAATGAGATACATGTATCTTATATTGTTTGTGTTACTGGTTTTTATTACAGGTCTTGTTGTCTCATTGCTTGTAAGTTCATGCAATGGCTGAATCAAAATTAGATATTGCCAGTAGACTATCCAAGGCACTCATCGAGTTGCAACAGATACTTGACAAGTATTATTACTACGTTTACAAACTGGATGTTGACCCGAAGAACACAGGTGTTGTTCGACGGTACCGTCCAAGAAAGGGTTGGACGTGGGCACAGTGTGCAGAATTTGTAGAGAAAAATCCAATGGCACTAATTAGTTCATTGGAGTTGTTGAAAAAAATAACCAACCAAATGCAAAAAAAAGAAGAAGGAGAACCAAACCATGTTTAGTAAAATTCGAGCAGCATGGGCAATACTTATAGGTACTGTCAAAAACAAAACAGAAGATGGTAGCAAAGGAAATCAAGTCGTAGAAATCTATGCTACTAAGTCAGCGCAGGAGGGTGATATGAGTGAAAACTACCTCGTGGATTTCAGTTCTGATAGATGGGGTAATATGCAAGTAACAGAACCCGGTGGTGGAAGTTCTCGTCGTCGAAAAAAGACCAAGACTGCCAAAGTCAAAGTATCTGTAAAACCCAAGGATGTTCTTGATGAATTGGAGCGGGTTCCCACGATGTATACTCTTGATGGATTGGAAGAGAAGATTGTTATTCTGAAAGACAAAGAAGCTCTCATTACTCAATATCATACCAGAAATGAAGTAGCGGCTCTCATCCAGTGTCTCGAAAACAGAAAACGTTATACAGAAGTAGATAAATCGGGACGTGAATTCCGTGCGTTCTTCTCTCAGTTCGATACTACTAACGACCAGAAGATTCAGGCTCTTTGCGAGAAATACAATCTACAGAAGCGGTCAGCCGACATCTTCGTTCCTGAGTTCCCCGATGCAGCAGTGAAGGTGATGAAGGAGTTCACTGATGAAGTTGTGCAATTAAGAGATAAGAAACCTTTGTTCTTTGTTATAGCAACACCAGAAAGTTTCAACGAAGCCTATGGGAAACGAGACCCCATCTTACTGGCACAATCTCCATTCGGGTTCTATTACCATATTCTTGGTGCATGGGACAAGGAAATGCTGTACTTGCCCGAACTCTAAGTACAATGGTACCAGATAAGGATTGGAATAGAGCCGTGGAGCACTTCAAAAAGCAACAGGAAGCAGAACGTGCAAAAAAACAACTATTACATATGAGATCACAACGAGCAAAACAAAAACGAATTCGAGAGGAAGCTGACATGCCGTGTTCACATCCGCCAACGTCACCAGAAACAGAAAGTCCAGAAGGTGATGTTCCTACTACGGTCAAGGATAGTGGTTCCTTTTGTCAATGGGCACAGGTTGATTCAAACCAATACATAGCAACAGGAGCTACCCTCAAACGATTACGGGCTGGCAAATATGCTATTCGCTGGTACAAGGGTTCTCCATCCATGGAATTTCGTCCGCTTGATGTGGATGAAATATATGTCTTTCCAAACAGTATTGCTGAAACTGTCTTAAGAGAATCACAAGACTTCTGGACAAAAGAAGACAAGTACAAGGAACACAACCTTCTCCATCGTAGAGGGTTCTTATTGCACGGTTCCCAAGGGCATGGTAAGACATCTATTATTCAGGTCATCATGCAAGATGTTATCGCCAGAGATGGTCTTGTATTCAATTGCAACTGTGACCCTGACCTTGTTGAACAAGCAGTTCAGAATCTTCGACAGGTTGAACCACATCGAAAACTCATGTGTATCTTTGAAGACATTGATGCTCTTATTGATGCATGGGGAGAAGACAAGTTGCTGGCTATTTTGGATGGAGAGAATCAGGTTAACTATGTACTAAATATTGCTACGTCTAATCATCCCGAAGACCTTGATTACCGATTAACTAATCGTCCAAGGCGTTTCGACAATATTATCCGAATTGGAGCAGTTAGTCGAGATGAACGAGCATTGTATTTCTCTAAGAAACTCGAATTCAAAGATGACGAAGAAAAGAACAAGTGGTTGGATGCGTCGGACACTTTCTCTTTCGCAGCATTAGCAGAAATGGTCATTTCTATTCGTATTCTTGAGAGAGGATTCGATGAGACTATTGACCGCTTGAAGTTAATGATGAAAAACAAAGCTATTCAAAAAGATGGAGTTGCTGTTGGGTTTGGGCCAGAAAAAGCAGTGAGGGGACGATGACACTTTCCATTCCTGAAATGTTGCAAAAAGAAACCAAGTTCGACCTGCTTTCTAATACTCTATTTTTAGCGTACCGTGGAAGCCTGTTACATGGTACCTTTATTAGAGGTATCTCCGACAACGACCTCATCGGTTTTGCTGCACCCCCCTTGACTTATATCTTGGGTCTAAATAATACACCGCCGCTTAAATGGGAACAGTTCGAACATCAAACATCGGAAGAAGATGGTGATTGGGACATTCTTGTCTACAGTCTGGATAAAGTAGTTCGACTACTTCTCAAGTGTAATCCAAACATGATGGAAATGCTGTGGATACCAGATGAGAAAATAATTACTCGCAAGTGGCAGTATCAAACACTCCGAGCCAATCGACATCTCTTTTGTAGTAAGTTGGCATATGAGGCGTTTGGTAAGTATGCTGCTGGTCAACTTCATCATATGAAGAATGGTGGACTTACACGTGACATGGGAGCCAAGCGTAAAGAGATGGTAGAACAATTCGGTTATGATACCAAGAATGCCAGTAGTTTGATATTACTTCTAAATCAAGGTATTGAGTTTTTGAAAACTGGTGAGATAATCTGTGACCGCACCGAGATAGATGCTGGCTATCTTACAGAAATTAAACGTGGGAAGTACCCCTTGTTTCAAGTGCAGGATGTAGCACAGTCTCTATTGGTCGAACTTAATATAGCGTATGCAGAATCTACGTTACCTGAACAGCCAGATAAAGAAGCTGTGGACAAATTACTAATACAGCTTATGGCTGAAACATACGCCGAAGGCATATGTAATGTGATTAAATAAGGAAGTATGCTATGGAAGAAACGCAATTTGAAACAGGATTTACACTTCCTGTAGCAACACACAAACAAGACGACCGAGCATTTGTGTTCTGTAAGAAAAGTGAAGACACAGGTAAGGATGAGTGGCACTATGCACTACGAAAACCACGTGTTATAGTCTCAGAAATGGTTGTTGATGCAGAAGAGGCTTTTGATATTGTTCGTAAACGAAATATAATCATTGGAGTGCTTGAAGAATGAGCAAATATTTGTTCATAGGTGACATCCACGGTGATCTGAAACTGGTGAATTTCCTACTTGGAAACTTCTCGCAGTATCAACTTTGTTTTGTTGGAGATATTGTAGATTCGCTCACGTTTTCTCCAAAAGATCAAGTAACGTGTATGCAGAAGATTTTGAATAGCAGTAGTATTTTGCTTCGAGGTAATCATGACGAAGGGTATTTATTTTCACAGATGAGATGTAGTGGTTGGAGGTCAGAAACAGAGTATTTGTTGAAACCTTTTCATGATGCTATCAAAGCTAAGTCAAAATACTTTCTTTACCTAAAAGAGCATTCGTTATTGGTGACACATGCTGGTCTTTCCAAAGTATTATGGGATTATGTAGGTCTTACAATGGAGACGTTGGAAGAGACATTGACACGATGGACGGTAACACCATCTTCATCTCCACTGTATTGGATTGGTAGATCACGAGGAGGTCGCCATTCGGTATCCGGCTTGTTATGGTGCGACTATAATACTGATTTTGAACCAATTGATGGTCTTAAACAGGTATTTGGGCACACAATATGGCTGGACATACATAAGGATGCAGTACGAGATGGTGTAACGAATGGAATACGTTCCATAGGTAATAATTACAATATTGACTGTTTGCAGAGGCAGTATTCATTCCTTTCTTTCGATACAGAAACAGGATATTTTGCCGAAGTAAAGATTCCACAGGACTGGTTAGAAAAGGAATAGGTATGCCCACAGGTGTGTACAAACATACAAAAGAACATTGCAAAAAACAAAGAGAGAATATGACTGGAAGTAAAAATCCAATGTACGGAAGAAGTGGAGTCAAAAGCCCAAGTTTCGGTAAACATCACTCTGCTGAAACTCGAAAAAAGATGAGTAATAATCACGCCGATTTTTCTGGTACTAAGCATCCACATTATGGAAAACCTGTTTCAAAGGAAACACGAAAAAAGATGCGCACAGCAAGATTGGGAACACATCCTTCTGAAATAACTCGACAAAAACATAGTAAATCAGTGTCTGGAATTTTTAACCCAATGTTTGGTAAGCCTCGACCTGCTTATCTATGTCAACACGTTGCTTCCTGTTGATACTGATGCCACGGATGTTGTCAAATCGCATGTGCAGGAAAGACGTAACAAGGTGCTGGAACTGGTGGAAACTGGTCATGGGGCAGA